GCCTGTATCTATTCATCCACGTCTTTCCGTAAAGTTTCGTGATATCTTTGCGAATGGAGTTCTCGTCGAGACCCCTCTTCTTCATGACCTCAGCCTTCTTGACATTGCGCTTGGTGGCTGCGAGAGTCTGACGGACCTGCATCTTCGTGGGTACAGGTGGCTTGGGCTTGGGCTTGGGCTTGGGCTTGGCGAGATTGTTGCGAACATTTTCGATCTTCTTGCACAGTGTCACCTTGGTCTCCTTGTCATCAGGCTTAATCTTGAGGATTGCCGCGACCCTAAGAAGTTCAGTCTTGGTCATGTCTCTACAAATCTTGCGACCGAGGCGGAAAGTATTTCCAGTCCCAGAGAGCGCGACGTTCTTGTTTTTATTTGTGTTTTTGAAAGTTACGTTCTTGGTTCCAATCTTTTTATTAATTCTCGCACAGATCTCATCCTTTGTGGCTGCTCTAGAACCTTCCTTTGTCGTGGTTCTGAAATTTACGACACCCATACGCCTCGCGTATTTGATGAGTTCAGACTTTTTCATACGCGCACACACCTCCTTCTTCGCGTACTTCCTCTTTGGTGGGGTGGGCGACTTGGATCGAGTTTTGGGTCTAGCCTTGACACCTTCATCGAACTCACCGGTGACGGTGATTTGACCATCAGCATTGAGATCCTGCACAAACTTCTTACCAAAGTTGTATGCGATCAGCATATCGGCTGGATTTTTCGCACCAGAAATCTGAACGTTGCCACTCTTGGATATGATAAACTTATTCTCACCAAAGTATGCATAAAGGAAGGGTGACAGTTCGGGTTCGTAAGAAACTCGAGACATCCCATACTTTCGTGCATTTCGGGCAATTTCAGTCAGGTTTTTGAACAACCCATTGATCCTGAATTGACCGCTCAAGTTGTTGTACGTGAATGGGTTGTAGAAGAAAGCTTGTCTCTCTGTGTACGTGTTGACTATGAAACGCCGAATAAGTTCGGGTTGGTTCTCTATGTTTGTTCCGACAAAACCACCTGAGAAGCGAATCTTACCATTTCGGTAAAAATTCACGGTTGCACCTTTACTTTCAATGTCATTCGAAAGTGTCAACATGAACTGCGCACTGAAGAAGTCTCGGTTCAGACCTCCCTGTGGACCACTCTCTCGGGTGTGTGAAAAACCCGTCTTAAACTGTCCATAAAGACCCCTTATCTCATGAGTGTTTATATAAAGACCTTCACCGATAGGTGTTTTACCTAGGGGTGGTTTCATGAGTATTTTCTTGAGATCCACGAGGGTCTCCTTTTGACCAAAACCAGAATCGACGGTGGCATTGAACATACCAGGGTTCAATTTACTAATCTGAAGTGGTTTAGATTGAACAACATCATCGAATTCATTCGCGAGTGGTTCATAGGTTCGGTCATTTATCAAGTTTTGTTGAAGGCGCTGAGGAACTTGCACCTGGCGAGGAACGGGTCTAACTGGACGGGGAGGTGTACGCATAAAAGAGGTTCGAGCTCTCTCGGCTCGTTCCAATTCCATCTCGAGTTCTCGAGCAAACTCGTCATTCGAATTTGAGTTCGGACTTTGAACTTCTACTCCAGATTGTCGGACAAACTCTTTGACCCTCTGGCTCATATTACTATTGGTGGATATTTTTTTAGGCGTCGTCTGTAAAAGTCAAGTCATCGTATACAATATCGAGACCAAAGATGATAGGTTGGTTCTTGTAAAATCGTCCCTTATATTTTACTGTTTCGGTGCGCACTTCAATATCACGCGCACTAAACGGACCGGCATAGAAGTCTTGATGGAATTGTTGATTACCCAACTTGTTATCTGAGCAGTGTTGGTTAAACTTGGTGACAAACTCCTTCTGAGGAACGAAGAGATCTTCACCGAGAACAATATTGGTCGATTCGAGGAAGTTCGTGAGGCTACTCGCAACCATCGCAACCTGTTTCTGGACTTGCTTGAAGTAAGCTGGCACAACATTCCAAATATCCCTGTTCCTGAATTTGTTTGAGTAATCGAGATACGCGCGAACACACTTCAGTAGAATGATGGGAAGTTCGTTGTGAAGCTTTTCGTCGAGTTGAGGATCGGCATCTTTCACCTGCTTACCGAAGTTCCATGGAAGAATACGACGAAGTATAGAACCTGAGTTATCCTTCCAATTAGGCACTTCGTTGCCACCCAACACACCTGGAACCTTCCATTCAATGGATACCGCAGTTTTGTTCTTAACTGCTATGGATACATCTTCACCTGATACGATAGACTGAAACTCCGCCTGTTCGAGTGCAAGATCACCCTTTACCTCCGGTGCGATGAACATGAATGCATCTTTGATCGCAGAGAGACCAAATTTCTTCTCAATATTGTTCGAGAGGGTACCAACATCCTCATTCTCATAGAACTTCTTGAACACCTTCGTAATCAGAGTAGATTTACCAGATCGAGCGATGCCTTTGAAGAAAGGAATCACTTGCCAACCATCCAACTCCCCTACATCAAAGCAAAGACGCCCACCCATGACGTATGCCCAGTTACAGACTTCATCTTCAAACTTCTGATACTTCAGAATAGAATCGAACCAAGGTGTGGGAATCTTCGTCCAGTCCTCGATATGCGAAAAGTCATCAAATTGCTGATCAAAATACTTACACGCGACGATACTTGGATCGAGGCATGCATACTTGTCGCTCTTATACGGGTAAAATCTGCAATCGTATACACCACGATCGGGGATCCACTCTTTACCCACAAAGACACCATTCTTAAACGACCACACGTGACGCCTCTTTTTAATTTCAGGGAACTGTGCATCGTTACACTTGCTAATGTTATCAATCACTTCACGGAAGATCGAACCTTTACTCGTAAAGTTTTTCCAGTTTGTAAAGTTACTCTCCTTTTTGGGTATGGAATACACAAACTCCTCGATCGTGAAGATGGGATTCCAGGCACGCGTCCTGTATCCCTCGACCGTCTTGATCTCTTCACAACAATGTCCCTTGTATCGACGATAACCAGCGCGATACGTTTCCGTCAATGTGACCATGAGACACTTTTGAAAAGGGGTAGACTTTTCAATCTCCTCTTCATCCATCGCGGAAGGATCGGTATAGACGCTGACCTGTGGAAGAGCTGTGGGGGCGATTACTCGTTCATAAGAAATCTGGTGACGACGAACGTTTTCGAAACCATCTTCGATCTGCATGATGATGTTGTTGATGCGCTTGTTGATGGTAATCTCATCATCGTACTTGTAATCCTTCACTTGAATTTGGACATAGTTGTTCAATTGGATAAGGAAATTGATCATACGATTCTTGATGCCACGGATCGCCATGATATCGATCTGGTCAGGTTTGGGGATACCGTTATCATTGAAATGGTCCGGGTGGATGAATTGATGATAACCCAATTTCGTCGCGCGCTCCATACAAGGAGAATACCCATCTGTATTGTGGAGATACCACCTGAATTCGAAGTCTTCAATCACTGCCAAAACTTGTTCTTCATTCATTGATTGGATGTTCCGTTTCTGCAACTCTGTGAGTGCTTCATATATGTTGGGGTTCTTATCAATGAAGTGAGTTTCTCTCATTTAGACTATTTACATTTTTTATCCTTAAGCCGAATTCATCTTGCTCAACATCTTTATGAGGATTTTGTTTTGGGTCTGAAGTTGGTTTGCGATATTGACGAGGGCAGAACACACGGTGTCCCCATCCTCAGTGGCCATGAGGGAAGTCATCAGTGTGGGAAGGTCTACCCCGTCATCCTCGAACATGAGGTCATCGTCCACCTCTTCCTCGGTCTCCTCAATTTCCTCCTCAGTCTCCTCCTCACTCACAATCTCACCCTCCTCGATTTCACTCTCATTTTCATCAGGCTGATTCGACATTTAATCTAGGCTGAGAAAAATAGAGGTCAGGAAATGCGCATTCCTCCAAAATTATTTTCTCCGTATATAGTACAAAAACTCTCACAATGGCCGGCGGTCTCATGCAACTCGTAGCGTACGGTGCCCAGGATGTCTACCTTACTGGTAACCCTGAGGTTACTTTTTACCAGGCGAAATACAAGCGCCACACTAACTTCGCGATGGAGAACATCGAGCAGACCGTCAACGGTACTGCCGCCAACTCCGGTCGCGTTTCCGTGACTGTTGCTCGCAACGGTGATCTTGTCGGTGACATGTACCTCGAGCTCAAGTCGATCACCTCCAACACCGCGTCTTCCAACACCACCGATGACTGCAACTGGGTTGCTGAGCGCGCAATTTCCTCCGTAGAATTATCAGTGGGTGGTCAGCGTGTGGACAAACACTACCAGAAGTGGTGGAGGCTCTACTCCGAGCTTTACCTCGACGAGACCAAGAAGGCTAACTGGGGTAAGATGACCACTGGCACCGCTGGCAAGACTGTCTACCTCCCTCTTATTTTCTTCTTTAACCGCAATCCCGGTCTTTTCCTCCCACTAATTGCCCTACAGTACCACGAGGTACGCATTGATTTCGATTTAGCGTCGAACTTCACCACCTTCCTTGACACCACTGTCTTCAAGGTGTGGGCCAACTACGTCTACCTCGACACCGAGGAGCGCCGCCGCTTCGCCCAGAAGGGTCACGAGTACCTCATTGAGCAGGTTCAGCACACTGGTGTTGACACCGTCACTGAGGGCCAGGCCAAGCAGGTCCGCCTCTCCTACAACCACCCCGTCAAGGAGCTCGTGTGGTGCTTCTCCAACGTTTCCACCAACAAGAACTCCCTCTGGAACTTCTCCAACGTCTCCGCC